AAGAAAAACGGAAACGAAAAAGACACGATAGCTAGCGCAGCAGTAGCAGGCTTATTTATATTTTTTGCACTTGCTTTTGTAAACAATGCTTTTTCATCTGAACTTGTCTTCAAATTTAAGAACCCTTCTTTCAGTGGCATCGGTACAGGTGCACATTATCTTACTGTAGAAAACCAAGAACAATCTAGAAGAAAAGCTATAGAAGATGCACTAGCTGCAGCCGAAAAAGCAGCACAGCGTGAAGCTGATAATTCAACTCTTGCTAAGTTCATTCGTAACTTAGAATCTCGTATTTATGCACAAATGTCAAAACAACTTGTAGAAAGTATGTTCCAAAATGACAACCCAGTTAGATTCGGATCTTTCGTATTAGAGGGCTCTACCGTAACTTATGAAGTAATTACAAATGCAGACGGTAGTGAAAGTATAAAAATGACTATTGTTGCAGAAGACGGTACTGAGACTATTATTGAGATTCCAATTGGGTCAGGCTATTTTGGAAGTGATTATGGTACGACTCCTCCTGACCCTGGTTCTGGTTAGTTCTTGCGCACAGATACCTCGTTATTCAGAAAACCCACAAGACTGTAACAAACCAACTTGGGGCAATGAATATAATCACGATGTATGGAACTATGCAAAAGCAGCAGGTAGAACATTTGAAAGAGCAATACCTTTTATCTGTAAAGAATACCCAGAAGTAGTTAACTTACCTTCATATATAAAATTACTAGACTTGCCACCTGCAGAGCGTATGCCTATTGTAGCAGTGTATGGTTTTGCAGACAAGACAGGACAAAGAAAAGCAAGAGAAGGTATAGCAGACTTTTCAACTGCAGTAACACAAGGTGCAACTGAAATGCTTATTGATGCACTAAAAAGTGCAGGCAAAGGACAATGGTTTCGTGTAGTTGAAAGACAAGGCATAGATAATCTTGTACGAGAAAGACAAATTATAAGAAGTGCAAGACAAGAGTTTCAAAGTGATAATCAAGGTGTTGGACCTTTACTATTTGCAGGTATGATACTTGAAGGTGGTATTATTGGTTACGACACAAATATAACATCTGGAGGACGAGGTGCAAGATATCTAGGTATCGGTGGCAATCGTCAATACAGACAAGATCAAGTTACTGTAAGTCTCCGTGCAGTAAGTGTACATTCAGGAGAAGTTCTACTAAATGTACAAACTCGTAAGACTATATTATCTTATGGGAAAGGTGGAGACATTTTTAGGTTCATTGAGGATGGCACTGAACTTGTTGAATATGAGAGCGGTAGTACTCTCAATGAATCTGTTACTTATGCAACACGCACAGCAATTGAAGCTGCCGTGTTAGAACTAGTTAACCAAGGTCACGATAGAGACTATTGGAAAATTAGTGGGAGAGACGAATGAGAAAGATACTACTAGGCCTAGGTATACTTCCGTGTTTGGTCTTTGCACAAAGTGACGACAATGAAATCTGGATTGAACAATCTGGTGATACTTTTAAACTATATGTTGACCAAGTTGGATTTGGTAACAAAATTGGTGGTAATGACTTTAGTGGCAGTGCTTCCGATATGGTTATAGATGGTACTACCTTAACTTTTAATTTGGATTTTATAGGGGATCAAAACGTATTATTTGGACCTGTTACAGCTGACAGTTCCACATACAATTTAAACTTTACTGGAGACAGTAATGAAATAGATTGGAGTATTGGAGTTACAGGCTCTGCAGATACCTCTACGTATGATTTTACAGTTACTGGCGATAGTAACACCTTTGATATAGATCAAGGTGCTGTCGCAAGTGCGGAGCGATTGGACGCTGACCTAACAATTATCGGAAGCAGCAATGTTTTTGATTTGGATTGGGAAAGTGATGATGCCACTTGGGATTTTGAGATTACTGGTGGAAGCAACAATGTTAATACTCTACAGAAAGATGGAGGAGACCATACAATCACAGTTGATTTAAATGGAGACTCTGCTGATATAGATATTACACAGATAAGTGGAACATGTGTTACAGGAGCACCTGCAGCTTGTTCTACTCCATCAGGATATATTGATTTAGATGTTACAAGTGACAACTCAATTATTCAAATTACACAGAAAGATTCTAGCAACGATTCTTAACATTGCAATGATAGGGTCTGTTTCGGCAGACTCTATCGGCAACGTAGTGGAAGCCACAGGTAACTCTGGACTTCTTAGAGAACAAGAACAAGTAGTAGTAACTCCAGCATATTTACCTGAAGTTGAACTATATGATACAGCAACTACTGGTAACAGTAGAATGTTGATACAATTTTTAGACAAAGCAAAACTATCACTCACAGAGCATACAAAAGTATTGATAGATGAAGTGATATACGATCCAAACCCAGATAAGTCTAAAATGGCAATGAAGATGGTGTTTGGAACTGCCAGATTTGCTTCTGGCACATTGGGAACAATTAATAAAAAGAATATTAAGATTGAAACTCCTACAGCACAAATTGCTATTCGTGGAACAGACTTTACAACAACTATAGATGAGTTAGGCAGAAGTTTAATTGTTCTACTTCCTGATGAATTTGGTAACTCATCAGGTGAAATCACAGTTACAAATGAAGCAGGAGAAGTTGTACTAAATGAACCTTATGCAGCTACTATGGTTTCTACTATTAGTAGTATGCCTACTTCCCCTGTAACTATATCAGGAATTACTGTAAATATGATTGATAATATGTTTATTGTAAATCCACCACAAGACATAAGAGATGCTATAGAAGAACAAGCAGATAAAGAAGCAAACCAAGATCAAGGAATATTGGATATTGACTTTCTAGAGTTTAATGACTTAAATGAAAATGCTCTTGATGAAGAAACAGAACTAGAGTTCTCAGAATTAGATATTGATTTTCTAGATGTAGATTTACTAAGAGATGTACTAGATATAATAGAAGAACTAGATAAAAAGATAAAAGGTGCACAACCTGTAGAATCTGCATCAACTTCTACTGGAGTAAAACTATCAGGAGCACAGATAGGACAAAATTCAGACTCACAGTATAATATATTTATAGAAGATGACAAAATAGTATTCTTCAGAGATGTAAATGGAATTATCAGTATTAAACTGAATACAGATTCAAATGCATTGATAGAAACAATTGTAGAAGGATATGAAGGTATTATTGAATTAAATGAAGGAGATGACTCCGAGATAATTATAAGGCAAGAATGAAATTAGTAGCAACAAATTTAGTACTTATTGGTTTATGCATATTTGCTATATTTAGTAAAGCAGACGATAATCATGTACATATAGATCAAGTAAATAGTGGTGACGGATTTGATTTTAATGTTGATCAGATTGGATATGATAATAAGATAGACTTTTCTTTTGACCATGCTAACAATGAATTTAATTTAAGTCAGAGGGGTTCTGGTAATCTTATTTCTTGGGTTCCATGGTGGGGGTCAGGAAAAACCTGGGGTGGAGATGTTGACGGTACAAATAATACTATAAACATAGACCAACAAGGCGGAGCTACTTATGGTGCTCATGTTTGGGGAAACTATAATGCAGTTGATATTTATCAAGATGGAACACATGAAACTTTTTTAGATGTTCATGCAAGTAATACCGATATTGATATTTGGCAAGAGGATAGTGGAGACAAGTATGCACAAGTTTACTTTTATGGAAACTCTTCTTATTCAACTGTGGATATGATGCAAAAAGGAACTGGAGCACACTCTGCAACAGTTACATTACAAGGATCATACTCAACAGACTTGACACTTACTCAACAAGGATCAACAACTCAAACATACACTTTAACACAAAACTGTGCTACTGCAGGTGGTTGTAGTGTATCAGTAACACAAGGAAATTAATGATCAGATTAATAATATCAGCACTTTGTTTAGGACTCTTTATATGGAATCCTTATCCTTTTAAACTTTTAGAACTAAAAACATATGACTGGTTGATTATGTCGCAACCAGAAGTACAAAACGAAAATGTTATTCTTGTAGACATAGATGAAGCTGTGATAGAAGCCTACGGCGGCTATCCACTTCCAAGATCATTTTACGCAGATTTTTTAAAAAGAACGAATGTAGCAGGTATAACAGTTCTTATGCCTGACCCAGATATTCGTGATAGAAATAATGACTTTGAGCTAGCAAGTGTGATGGCATCAAAACCAACTGTTCTTGCTTCTGCAGCCTCAATACAGTCAGAGGAGCTGTCCTTACATGTAGGAACAGCTGAGATAGGAGAAGATCCAAGACCATGGCTATATCAATACCCAGGAATTTTACGTACAGAGTCTATAGTGGCGTTAAACGCAAAGGGGTTAGGGGTAGTAACCGCTACGCCGGAAATAGACGGGGTTACTCGTCGTATTCCCCTAGTCGTAAACGTAGAGTCAAAACTTTACCCAAGCTTCGCACTAGAACTCTTAAGAGTCGGGTTAGACCATCCTTCGTACCAGCTAAAAACAACACAAGAGGGTATTGAATGGATAAGGGTACCAAGTTACCCACTCATGAATACAGATGCAAATGGTCGTATCTTTTTAGATTGGAATACAAACTTTTATAGACAATCTGCATCAGAGTTTATGATGAACCCTATAGATGCACCTTTTGTAATTATCGGCACGACTGCAGAGGGTATAACTAACCCTGTGCCGACCCCTGCGGGGGCAAAGTACCCACATGAAATACAAGCAAATATTTTACACAATCTTATTAATGGTTCCGCTCCTGCTACTCCTACTTGGTCTGGTGGAGCAGAGCTTTTGGGAGCAGTTATCGCAGTCACTATTATTGCACTCACAGCATCCTATATATGGTTTAGCGTTCCGATATTATTCTCTATAATAGGTGGGCTAATTTATGCAGCCTGGTATGCGTTTCAATCTTCTTATTTGATAGACGTCAGCGGCATTATTTTAATCTCGTTTTTATTGTGGAGTATTGAAAGTTTCCGTAATTTCATTACGCAGTATTTCCTCCGATTACAAATTAAACAACAATTTGGGACGTACGTTAGTCCCGACCTTGTGAAAAAATTACAGGACGATCCAACATTACTGAGATTGGGTGGGGAGACAAAACGACTAACTTTTCTTTTTTCTGATATCCGAGGATTCACACCAATTTCAGAGAAATACCAAAGTGACCCACAGGGACTTACAACTCTTATAAATCGTTTCTTGGATAATCAAACAGAAATTATACTAAAACATGGTGGAACAATTGATAAATATATGGGAGATTGTATAATGGCATTTTGGGGTGCACCGCTTGATGACGAAGATCAAGTACTCAATGCAACCAAAGCGGTTCTTGAAATGAAAGAATCTTTAGGAGAACTAAATGAAACCCTCGCAAAAGAAGGCTTGGATCAAATTAATACAGGAGCAGGAATCAACACAGGACTCTGCGTGGTTGGGAACTTTGGTTCTAGCAACAGGTTTGACTATTCTGTGCTTGGTGATTCTGTCAATCTTGCTGCACGGCTGGAATCCAGTTGCAAAGATTACAATACTGACTTAATTATATCAGAATATAGTTTACTTGATGAATACGATTATGAATTTTTAGACGAAGTTACAGTAAAAGGTAAGAGTGAACCCGTTAAAATCTATACCATCAGAAAATAGGTCTTGACAATTTTGCTCTGTTTTGATATAATTATCAACATACGAAGAAAAAATCTTCAAGATATTAAGGAATAAATATGGACGCCAACGAAGTCGCCGCAGAATTAGCAAAACACGAAGCTGTATGTGCAGAAAGATGGAAAACTGCATTCAATAAGTTTAATGATTTAGAGCAGCAGGTGACCAGAATTGAAACAATACTTATTGGAGCCGCAGGAACTATGCTATGTGGTGGTCTTGGTGTGCTTTGGACTATAATATCAATGCATCCGTAGGAGAAATTATGCAAAAAGAAGGATACCAAACAAAGGTTATGAAGCCAGAGAAGAAAAAAGAACTTCCTATTTATCAAAAAAGAAATCATTGGTGTTTCAGACATGAAGGATTACTGCATAAGTATGATTCAAAGTCCGAAGCAGAAGAAAAATACTTAGAATTAACAAAATAATATGGCAAACAGTATTGAAGAAGCCCTTAAAAAGGCAGTACAAAAGGTAGACTCTACCGAGATCAAAGAAGGTGAAGGCGCAGAGCCTAGTCAAGAGTTATCTGCAAGAGTTAAAAGACTCATGGCACGAAAAACTAACCTTCAAAGAAAACGCAGGAAAAAATTACCATCTACACTTAGATGAAAAAGAAACTTTCCCACGAAGAACGTTGGAAGATTTGTCAAAAGTGTCCACATTTAAATAAAACGTGGAAGTTTTGTAAAATCTGTCATTGTTTTATGCCCCTCAAGACTAAATTAAGATGGGCAGAGTGTCCCGACGAACCAGTTCGTTGGACTTAGGAGAAATACTTATGGCAATGCGTAAGAAAAAGAAGAAAAAAGGTGGCAAAAAACGGAGCAGAGGATAATACTCCAGGCTATATGGTCTGGTTAAACTACTTTAGAAGTATCAAACATGTATGTCCCTGGTCTTATAAGTCTTTTATCGCAGGCACTACAAACATTGTTCCTTATGATCCAGAAATACTTATATTAAATGAGATCAACTGGGGAACAGAACCGTGGGAGGTGATCATCTATTTGGTGGGTGATGACCTAACTCTTGAAGAGATTGACAAAATAGTGGAGAGTAGAAATGATCTCCAGAACAAATGCGAATATTTATGGTCTCACCCATCTTTTACCAAAGGTGGAAATAATCAAACTCCCGTAGCTGTAATTATACAGCAAGACCGTCAAAGGTTAGAGGAACTTAGAAATGGTAATGCGTAAGAAAACAAAAAAGAAAAGAGGTTTAAAACCTTGCTTGACTACAAAGCAGCGTAAGCTACCGAAAGCTTTGCAGGCAGCAATAAGGAAGAAAAACAGACCTTGTAGATAATGGCTAGATGGTCAATTAAATACAAGCGAAGTATAAATTGTGCCAGACCTAAAGGGTTTTCACAAAAGCAATACTGTGCAAGAAAACGAAGAGGGGGGAAATATAAAAATGCCCGTAAGAAAAGTAAAAGGCGGCTTTAAATGGGGAAAGTCTGGCAAAGTCTACAAGACTAAAAAAGAGGCAGAAGCCCAAGGCAGAGCAATCTACGCATCAGGATATGGCAAAAAGAAAAAGAAAAGATCCAAGAGTCGGAACAGGAAAAAAGCCAAAAGGTAGTGGCAGAAGACTTTATACTGACGAGAATCCAAAAGATACCGTTAGAATTAAGTTTGCTACTATAAAAGATGCTAGAGCAACTGTACGAAAAGTTAAAAGAGTTCGTAAAAGTTATGCAAGAAAAATACAGATATTAACTGTAGGAGAACAAAGAGCAAGAGTGATGGGCAAGAAAACTGTCGCATCAATCTTCAAGTCTGCGAAAGCAGGATTAAGAAAAGCACATGGCAGTAAGAAGAAAAAGAAGAAAGGCGGCCGTTAAAAAGAAACGACCAATACCTACAAATCCATCTCTATACGCTAGAGTAAAGGCTGAGGCAAAGAGAAAATTTAAGGTATACCCAAGTGCATATGCAAATGGGTGGTTAGTTAGAACTTATAAGGCACGTGGCGGAAAATATCGTATGGGCGTGTCAAGGAGAAAGAAAAGATAACATGTATAAGATTACAACTTGGATCTATGAAAAATGGGATCAGTTAATAAATATACTCTCAGGAAAAGATAAAAACTGGGACGGGCAAGTGGACATCAAAGATCATATGATGGAAGCTGAAGAAAAAACTAAAGATGGCTAAACCTCGTGGTGGATTAACAAGATGGTTTAAAGAAAATTGGGTTGATATAAGTCGTCCTAAAAAGAAAGGAAGATATCAACCTTGCGGTAGAAAGAAAGCAAGAACCGCTAGAGGTGGCTACCCAAAATGTGTCCCTGCTCGTGTGGCAGCAAGAATGTCAGCAGCAGAGAAAAGGTCGGCTGTTCGGCGTAAAAGAAGTAAAGCACAAGGTGTAGGTGGTAAACCTACAAATGTTCGTACTTTTACTAAGAGAAAACGTAGAAAAACTAGCCGAAGAAAAGGCAGGTAGATATGCAAAAAGACGTAGTAAAAGAAATACTACAGGTCGTAAAAATGTCAATCAAATTAAGAACCGCAGTTGAAGGAAGATTAGCTTGGGGTCAGGATTTCCGCACCCTACTTAATCTACCGAAGACAGAGAGCAATAAAGAGCTAATAGAGCAACATTGGGCAAATGGCACTGAATAAAAGAACACATAAAAAGTTTATTAAAAATAGAGATGTTTTTAAGACAGCAACTGCAGCACGGAAACGTGCTAGAAAGTTAGGATTAAAAGGCATACATGCTCATGGCAGAGGAAAAGCCAAGAGATTTATGCCAGGAAGCTCTCACTCAGTATATACGAGAGCTTTAAGGAAAAAGAATGGCAAGAACAGGTAGTTTTTTAACTGGACCAACTGGTGTGCATAACACTCAGAAGATCCGTAAACACAGACTAAATAGAGGAATTACTAGAGATATGAATGCAGCCGCAGGAACTTCTGTAAACAGTAAGAACGCAGGCAGTTATGAAGCATTTAGATACTCAGCAGCTCCTAAACCTATTGGCCCAAGATTTGGTAAGACCGTTAACCCAAAACGAGCTAGTTTTGGTAGAAGAGGTGCAGGACGATTATTACCAAGGAGAGGTAGATAGACCTTATTAAAGACTTTCATAAATTCATGAAAGCAGGACGACTTCATAGAGTCGTAAATATGATTAACAATGGCACTAACAGCAAGCGAAAAAGCAAAACTAAAAAGGTACGGTCTCAGCGGTCTTAACAAACCAAAGAGAACACCGAAGCACCCAAGTAAAAAAGCTGTAGTAGCAGTGCGTGTTGGTAATCGTATAAAGATTATTCGCTTTGGAGCACAGGGCATGGGACATAATTATAGTCCTGAAGCCCGAAGAAGTTTCAAAGCGAGGCACAGAAGAAATATTGCTAGAGGCAAAACTTCTGCAGCCTGGTGGGCTAATAAAGTCTTTTGGGCAGGTAAAGGAGGTTCTGTAAAAAGACCTCCCAAATCCCAAAAGCATGTAAAAGGTAGAAGAAGAAAAACAACTAGAAAAAGAAGGACTAGAGGATGAGCATACCCAAAATGATTGATAAACGCCAAGCGTGGCTTGACGGAGTATCAGTTGAAGCAATGGCAGTAGTGTCAAAGCTAACAAAAAGAACTAAAGCAGGAATCACACTTTCGGACAGAGAGGATATGATGTTAGAACTTTGTAGTGGATATCTTTATATGCTTACCTTATGCAAAGAGGAAGGATTGTTTGATTCTGACGACCCATTTAACTTATTTAACAAAGAGACCATACATTGATTGAAATAAGCCGCTCAGACATTGCGTCTGACTTTCACATGGATCTTCCAGCAGAAGATCGCTTTATCAAGTTGCCTATTGAGGGGTATCTTGATCTTTTGGGTGTAAGCCCTAACACATCTCAAACTGCAATTATCAATGCAATCAATAATCCCAAATATCGTTTTGTCTGTGCGGCTGTTTCTCGTCGTCAAGGTAAAACATACATTTCTAATATTATAGGACAGTTAGTTTGTCTAGTTCCAAACTCTCATGTACTACTCATGTCACCAAATTACTCATTATCTCAAATATCATTTGACTTACAGAGAAATCTCATCAAGCATTTTGATTTAGAGGTAACTAGAGATAATGCCAAAGATAAAGTTATTGAACTTTCAAATCAATCAACAATAAGAATGGGTTCTATCAATCAGGTAGACTCTGTTGTTGGTCGTTCCTACGATTTAATTATATTTGACGAAGCCGCACTTACTGATGGCAGAGATGCTTTCAATGTTGCACTACGTCCCACACTAGATAAAGATAATTCAAAAGCTATTTTTATATCTACTCCAAGGGGTAGAAATAATTACTTTGCAGAATTTTACTATCGTGGATACTCTGATGAGTTTCCAGAATGGTTAAGTATAAAAGCAACTTGGCATGAAAATCCTCGTGTATCTGAAGATGATATTAAAGAGGCAAAAAAGACAATGTCAGAGGCGGAGTTCAACCAAGAATACTTAGCAGACTTTAATGTATTTGAAGGTCAAATCTGGAGATTCAATCATGAGCAGTGTATTGGAAACTTCTCTGAGATAGAAGTTAGAGAGATGGATGTATTCGCAGGACTTGACGTAGGTTATAAAGATCCTACTGCTTTCTGTGTAATTGCTTACGATTGGGACACTGAAACTTATCATGTGTTAGATGAATACTATAACTCAGAAAGAACTACAGAACAGCATGCAACAGAGATTCAAAAATTAATCCAAAAATGGGATATTGATTATATTTATATTGATTCAGCTGCTCAACAAACAAGATACGACTTTGCACAGAATTACGATATTAGTACTATAAATGCTAAAAAATCCGTACTAGACGGTATAGGTCATGTAGCAGGTATAGTGGATAACGATAAGCTACATGTAGATCAAAAATGCAAAGAAGTGCTTATGGCGTTAGACCAATACCAGTGGGATCCAAATCCAAATCTCATGAAAGAGAAACCAAAACATGACATGGCATCTCATATGGCTGATGCTCTACGTTACGCACTCTATACATTTGAAACTAGTGTCACTTCGTTTTAGTAAGACCTGTAAAAAACAGTTCTTGACATATGATGTGTATTTTTGGTATAATTCTAATTAAGAGTATAAATATGAATTTAAAGAGAGATTTAGTTAAATATGTGAGAGACAAAGCTAAATCACAATACAAAAAAGGAAATAGTTGTTTCATTTGCGGAAACAACGAGAATTTAGATTTTCATCATTACTACGGTTTAACAGAATTACTAGAAACTTGGTTAAAAAAGAAGAATATAATTATTGAGAAAGAGCAAGACATACTAGAAATTCGTGAACTGTTTATTGATGAGAATAGAGAAAAAGTTTACGATTATACGGTTACACTTTGTCATAAACATCATCTAAGACTACATTCAATTTATGGAAAAAGACCCAAATTGATAACCGCAGAAAAACAAAATAATTGGGTCAAGAAACAGAGAGACAAACATGGCATGGTATGACAGACTATTAGGCAGAAATCAGGACTTCTATGATGATGAAAAACTGAACCCTGCTCAATATGTAATATCTCGTGACGAGGGTATGACAATTGACTCTCGCGAAGTTGTTACCAATTACAAAAATGCTTATGAACAACTAGAGATAGTTAACCGTGCAGTAAACATGATTGTAGATGACTCTGCAGAAATTCCATTTCAAGTAGGAGATCAAATACAAGGCATAAATAATATTGTTAAAAATATTCGTAAGTCGCGAGTAGATATTTTAATTAATAAAGAGCCTAACCCATTTCAGGATATTAGCACATTTAAAAGAAACTTAGTTATAGATTTATTACTAGATGGTAATATATTTATATACTTTGATGGTGCACATCTATATCATTTACCCGCAGATAGAGTAACAATTTATAGTGATACAGATACATATATAGATAAGTATTCTTTTGATAATACTATTGATTATTCACCAAGAGAAATTATCCATATTAAAGAAAACAGTTTTCACTCCATATATCGTGGAGTACCAAGATTAAAACCTGCATTTAGAACTATGCAGTTGCTTGGAAGCATGAGAAACTTCCAAGATAACTTTTTTAAGAATGGAGCAGTGCCAGGATTAGTACTTAAGTCTCCGAATACTCTTTCAGAAAAGATTAAAGAGAGAATGTTACAAGCATGGGTTGCAAGATATAACCCACAATCAGGAGGTCGTAGACCTCTATTCCTTGACGGAGGATTAGAGGTTGAAAACTTGACTGAGATTAACTTTAAGGAATTAGATTTTCAAGAAGGCATAAAGTCAAACGAAAGAATTATTTTAGAAGCGATGGGAATACCACCAATTTTAATGGATGGTGGTAATAATGCAAACATCAGACCGAACCATCGTTTGTACTATTTAGAAACAGTCTTACCAATAGTAAGAAAAATAGGGTATGCAGTAGAGCGTTTCTTTGGTTTTGAACTTTCTGAGGATGTAACAGGTATACCTGCTTTACAACCAGAATTGAGAGATCAAGCCGCGTACTATGCAACTCTTGTGAATACAGGGATTATGTCCCCAAATGAAGCAAGAGAGGCACTTGGCAAAGAACCAGTTGATGGTTTTGACGAGCCAAGAGTTCCTGCAAATATAGCAGGATCTGCAGCAAATCCCGAAGAAGGTGGCAGACCCACAGAGGCAGCCCCAAGCGAGGAAGAATAATATGACTAAAGATAAGATGGCAAAAGCATTATCAGATTTTTGTAAGAAAAATAAAGTTGAGTCTATGAATTTAGCTACTTACAAATCTTATGGTAATGATGTACCAGTAAAAGATTATCTTCTTAGACGTGCTTTTGGTTCATGGAACAGAGTATTATCTGCTATGAAAAAACGACATCCAGTTGTTTTAGCAGCTCCTACTCCAGCACCAAAGAAAGAGGAGAAGAAAGATGTCAAGTAAAATTTATCACTGGACTAGCACTTTTAAATCCCTCGGTGAAACAGATGATGGCGGAGTAGAGATTAAAGGTTCTGCTAGCACTAACTCTTTAGATAGAGCGGGTGACATCATTGAGACTCAAGCATGGATGAAAGGTGGTCTAGAAAATTTTAAAAATAACCCTATTATTTTGTTTAATCATAACTATGATAAACCAATTGGTAGAGCAAAAGATTTACAAGTTACTGACAGTGGCTTAGAAATATCTGCAAAGATATCTAAAGCAGCAGGAGATGTAACACAACTAATCAAAGATGGTGTCCTTGGAGCATTTTCTGTCGGTTTCAGATGCAAGGACTCCGAGTACATGACTGAAACTGATGGATATAAAATTAAGGACGCGGAACTTTTTGAAGTTTCTGTAGTATCAGTACCTTGCAACCAAGGGGCAACCTTTGGATTAAGCAAGTCATTTGATTCTATGGATGACTATAACGAGTTTAAGCAATCTTTTTATAAGGCTAACTCAAACGATTCAGCAGACGCTGTTGAAATTGAGCAGCCAAACGGGGCACAAGCCCAAGAAATGGAGACTAATATGTCAAATGAAAAGCAAGCTCCTGAAAGCAAACCTGAGTTTGATCTTGATTCATTCGCACAAGAGGCTGCTGAGAAAGCAGTAGCTGAATATGCTATGAAACAAGCTGAACAGAAGGCTGCAGAGCAAAAAGCTGCTGAGGAAGCTGAAGAAAAGGCTGCTCAAGAAGCTGAGGTTCAAAAAGCCGCTGAGGAAGCTAAACAGGAAGAGCAAAAAACTATCGTTCAAGCTGGAATATCTGGCGCCGAGAAGTTAATGTCTGATGTTGAAGCACGGGTAAAAGATGACTACTCTAATTTAGAGCAAGTCGTTAAGTCACTTGAGGCACAACTTGCTGAGAAATCTGAAGAGATCATGAACATTCGTGAGTCAAAAAGAGTTTTCTCTGACAGACAGCAAAATCAAGGTGATTGGAAAAAAGCTTTTGAACAAGACATCGTTGATGCAAAATTTGCTGGTTTAGCGACTGGTAAAGGATGGGACAACGATTATGCTAAGAGTGTAATGGAGAAAGTCAACGCACATTCAGGTGTTGGTGTATCTTCTGCAGACTTTGAGCAAGTTGTTTCAACTAACGTAGAAAGAGATATTCAAAATGAATTAGTTCTAGCACCTCTCTTTAGAGAAGTACCTATGACTTCTGCAAACATGATTATCCCAATCTTACCAGACAGTGGTTATGCTGAATTTGCTTCAGCTCAAACTGCTAGTGGTTCCTCACCACATGGTAACTTAGCTGAAAGAGGCGATACATACGGCTCACCTTTTGGTGGTGTTGATATGACTGAAAGAACTCTTTCAACCAAAAAACTTATTTCACAATCATTCTTAGGTAATGAAACTGAAGAAGATGCAATCCTACCAATTCTTCCTTTAATTAGAGAATCAATGGTAAGATCACACGCTAGAGCAATTGAAAACTCAATCCTAGCTGGTGACGATGCTGACGGTGCTTTCGGTACTTCAGGTGCATCTTATGAAGGTCTACTTCACCTAGCAAGAAATGATTCAGACTTCACACAATCAACAACTGCTTTTGCAACTGATAGTGTAACAGCCGCTGAGTTACTTGCAATGAGAAAGAATATGGGTAAATACGGTGTTAACCCTTCAGAAGTAGTTTACATTGTTTCTCAAACAGTGTATTACAACTTACTAGAAGATGCCGAATTCCAAGATGCTAACCTAGTTGGCGATATGGCAACTAAGCTAAACGGTGAAATTGGTCAAGTATTCGGTTCAAGAGTACTATTATGTGACGAATTTGCTGCCGCAGCTACTGGTAAATTCGCAGCTATTGCTGTGTATCCAAGAAACTATGTAATCCCAAGACTACGTGGCGTAACCATTGAGTCAGATTACGAAGTTGCTAACCAAAGAAGAGTACTTGTTGCTTCACAAAGAATTGGTTTCACTGATCTTATTGACGGTGCTACTTCTAAGTGGGGACACATGTATAAAGCATCCTAATAATCAATCCCTAAACGGATATTATGGCTTGGGGCGAGCCTATCGCCCCACTTTTTATTTATGGCAGATTTAATAACAGTACAAGAATATAAGAACGCAGAGGGGATCAACAATCAAAAGGATGATCAACGCCTTGATGTTATTGTACCACAAGTTAGCGACCTTGCCAAAAGATATTGCGGAACAACTTTTATAGATTATTATAGTAGTGGTAGAACCGAAACTATTTCAGTTCACGATAATTTTACCAGCACTATAATCGTTAGCGAAAGCCCGCTAGTTGCCGTGTCTTCTGTACAAGAAAGAACAGGATATGCAGAAGATTACTCAACATTAACAACAACAGATTACGAGTACTATGTAGATACCGCCGCAGATGCGATTGTTCGCACAACAAAGAGTGGCGGTAAAGCATACTGGGCAAGTGGTGTAGGAAGTGTAAGAGTTACTTATACTGCAGGATATGCGGCTACACCAAGTGATTTAAAACTTGCACTTTTTGACTTAGTAACATATTACTTAAAAGACGAACATAAAGAAAGAAGAACAATAGCTGGAGCGACACTACAGAATCAAGGAACATCTGGAGTAAGAGATAATACAGACTTCCCAGATCACATAAAGAGAGTACTTGATTTATATAGAGTAATAATCTAGTGGCTATAAAATACTGGGAAAACTTATTAGAAAAAGATATCGCTTTTGCTATAAATGATGATAAAAAATTAAGAGACGAATATAATCAATCTCAGATTCATACTTGTCATTTTGATAAAAGTTGGACTAAAGCAGGAATAGAACAAGGTCTTAATAAAGTTAATGAAAAATTAAGAAGAAAAAATAAACCTGAAATAGTAATTACTGCTAATAGAATAGGCCGTGCTGTAACTTTATTCCATAAAGAGATTAAAAATGCAAGAGGAAAAACTGTATCTATGGCAGGCGTGGATACAAAAGATTTAAATGCACCTGTATTTCCTAAAAGAGACTTTGTTGCTGGAAGAAAAACGTCAAAACCAGGAAGAGTTTTTATAGCAGAGGAGACTAAAATAGTTGCAGATAATGCTGGCACAGTTTTAAAAATAATAAAAAATGCCAAAACAAAAGTAACTAAGTATTTAGTCAAAAAAGTAGGAGAAGATGCAAGAGGTGTAATGCAAAATTCTGGACTAGAGTTTGCTCACGGAGAATTTGGATCTAAGTCCTCTCTTGGAGCACTAGAGTTAGGTAAAAGAGCATTAACAAAAGCAAATAGTCAAGATGGATTGGAAGAATTGCAAAATACTTTTGAAACTGATGGCGTAAAAGCAAATGAGTTTATAAGACAGTATGGAATTGCATCCTTAAAAGATTATATACGAGATACTTTGCAAATTAAAATAGGAATTAATGAAAGTGAAGTAGGAGATAAAGCTACTTTTAATGATTCTTTTACAGTAGAAGCTGCCTTTAAAATACAAGATAAAAATTTTGCAAAGCATTACGATATGCCAGGAATTAGAAAAACTTATTCTGAAGCAGTAAAAAAAGCTTTTAACAAAATAAGAGACAAAAAGATTAGTAATCTGCAATATGAAAGTAGTCCAAAAGGGATAGTTAGAGCAAAAAATGCAACTACACGACAAATGGAACTTTCTTTTCTTAAGTTTTTAAAAAAGAACCCTCAGTTTGCTGTTCTTTCAACTGCAAAGCCTTTAAAGAAAAGCAATAAAAAGACTAGAAAAGTAGTTAATAATGAAGGCAAAGGAAAACAAACTGTACGAAAAGGAACAAAAGCTAAAGGAGGATTAGCTAAAGTTGCAACAGGAGCACAGCAAGGACTAAGCCCTATATCCTTAAGAAATTTAATAAATGCAATGCTTCCCGACGAATTATTAAAACAAATGGGAAGTCCAAGACTTAATAATAGAACTGGTAGATTTAGAAACTCTGCAAAAGTTACGAATGTTACTTTAGGGAACAGAGGAGGAGTAAATATAGATTATACTTATCAATTAGATCCTTACCAAACATTTGAACCCGGCGGAGCAAGGGGAAGTACTAATAGAGACCCAAGAAGCCTAATCGGATTAAGTATAAGAGAGATAGCTACAGAGATCATAGGCAAAAAATTAATAAAGACTAGGAGAGTATAATGGCAAAAAGAGATTACACTACACGCAGAAGTGCCATAGTAGATGCTTTCGTAGACAAATTAGAACAAATTAATGGAACAGGTAATTTTAAAACAACTGTTGCAAGTGTAGAACCAAGACTTAAGTTTTGGGATGAAATCTCAGAGTTTCCCGCAGTGCATGTAAATGCTGGAGGAGAAACAAGAGAGTATGAAGGAGCTGACTTTAAGTTTCGTTTTCTTACTTTAACATTTCGTTGTTATGTAAATGAAGATGATGCAGTTCCAGCACTTGAAAAATTACTTGAAGATGTTGAAACAGTAATTGAAACAAATAATCCAATTACTTATACAGACTCTCTGGGGAGTACTCAATCAACAATACAAACAACTATAAACTCCATTGATACAGACGAAGGAGTTTTAGAACCTTTTGGAATTGGTGAAATGATTTGCACCATCCAATATTAAGAAAACGGTAAGGCAGACAAAAGTCTCGCCAACCCCTTTTCAAAGAAAGATAGGAGTATAAAATGGCTGATACATTTTATTTTAGTCGGGATACCAAAGTTCATCTATCCGATAGTGGTAGTGCAGTATATAACATACCTGTGTTAGATGGATTTAGTTTTTCTCAGGCGACAAACGTTACAGAAGTAACACTAAATGAGATGGCAACATCTGCAGGTGTAAGTAGAAGAGCTAGACAAATGTTTACCGATTCTTATGCACCAGCCGAATGGTCTTTCTCAACATATATTAGACCTTTTAAATCTGCAGGAACAGGCTCTGGTAAACATAGCGCGGCTCACCATCACATGGTTGAAGAGCCTCTATGGAATGCTTTAGCAGGTAGTGGAGCAATAGGAGCGTCTGGCTCAGCTCTAACAGCAGATGGAACAGATTGTAATATAGCTTTTACTAACTCAAACAAAGTTGCGTTAGATACCTTTGATTTACATTTTGAAATGGGTAGTGGTAAAGCTAGTCCAACAATTTACAAAATAGAAGGTTGTGTTGTAAATGAAGTTTCAATTGATTTTGATATTGACGGAATTGCTACTGCAAACTGGTCAGGATTTGGTAAAATCATAACTGAAGTAACTTCAATGCCAACAGCAACACTTACAGAAGGAACAGCTGCAACAGACACAGGCAACTTTATTAGAAATAGATTAACAGACTTAACTTTAACTAATGATGTTGTAACAGATACAGTCAATGGTGCAGTATCAAGTTCTACATCTGTAACTTTAGATAATGGTAGTTCATTAATTAAAGTTGGACAGGTTGTTTCAGGAACTGGAGTAACCGCAGGTACAACTGTAGCTGCAATATCAGGTACTACTTTGACACTAAGTGCCGCAATGTCTATCGCAGACGGTGTAACACTTACTTTCTCAAACGTAGGTATGACTGATACATATACATTAACACTAACTGGTGGAAACGTTACTATTGGAAACAATATTACTTTCTTAACACCAGAGACACTAGGCAGCGTTAACCAGCCTTTAGGACATGTTACAGGAACTCGTTCTGTATCAGGTAACTTTACTTGTTACTTAAATACTCCTTCATCTGGTGCTTCTAGTGCAGACTTATTTGAGGATATCATTGAGTCAACTTCAGTAATAACAAATTCATTTGATTTAACATTTACTGTAGGTGGAACAGGTAATACTCCAAGAATGGTTATGAATTTAGATAACTGTCATCTTGAAGTACCAACACACTCAATTGATGATATTATTAGCTTGGAAACAAACTTCCATGCTTTACCAACCTCAGTTGACGCAAAAGATGAAATAGATTTAGTCTTTTTCGGTAACACACTATAATAATTAACAGGGAGGGGCAACCCTCCCTCTTTTACAGGAATTTTTAATGACAGAAGAAAATAAAACAGTATCACTAGCGAGTTTATTAACTCCAAGCAAAACAGTAACACTAGACTATCCAGGAATGAATGGATTTACAGTTGATGTTTGTTACTTAGCACGTGAAGAATTACTAAAACTTAGAAATCGTTGTCTTTCTCAAAAATTTAATCGTAAGACTAGAGGATTTGAGGAACAACTAGACGAAGATAAATTTTTAGTAGAGTATGTAAAAGCCGTCATAAAGGGATGGAGTGGCTTAAAATATTCTTACTTAGAAGAGCTTCTATTGGTGGATATTAGCGCACAAAACCCCGAAGATGAACTTTCATATAACCAAGAAAATGCTGAAACTCTTATGAAGAACGCAGCAGATTTTGATACTTGGGTAACTGAAGTCACAGGAGATTTAGAAAATTTTACCAAAGTCAAGTAACAGAAATAATAAAGTTACTTGATGAACAGTACAAAGATGGTCAGTTAAACCTTGACACATATTTAGATTTATGTGAACAAAAAGGTATTGATCCTGACCCTAACGAAATGCCACCAACTATGGAAGATTATCCTTCTGAAGTTCAGGTGGCTTTTTTATTGCATAACCTTTTACCAGATAGATGGGATGGTATGAGCGGATCATACATGGGTAAAGATTATTCATCTCTAGGATTATTACTAGAAACTTGGGATATAGAAAATAAAAAAGACTGTATTTTTTGGATAAAAAATATAGAAGCTAGACACGCAGAACAATTAAATAAAGAATTAGAAAGAAAAAGAAAGTCTCGCGAAGCGCAGGCAAAGTCCAAAGGTAAAACTAGTGGAATAAACGTACAAGGTTAATGGCAGATTTTAAGGTAGTCGGTAAATTAGTAATTGATGATGGCGGACAGCTAAAGGTTGTTGGTGCTTCAGCAAAAAAGACCGCAAAAGAAGTAGATAAGGTAGGAAAGTCATCTGCAACAGCGGATAGACAATTAAAAGGTGCTGCACAAGCATCTTCCAATGCTTCTAAAAACTTTTCAAAAATGTCTCAAGGTATATCAGGCGGACTCGTACCTGCATATGCTACATTAGCTGCTCAGTTATTTGCATTAAGCGCTGTATTCAGAGCTTTACAGGAAGCATCAGACTTTCGTGTATTAAATGAAGGTATGAGAGCTTTTGCTGCAAGTACAGGTACAATGGTAAACTCTCTTGCAACTAATCTACAAAAAGCAACAGGATTTCAAATAGACTTTCGTAATGCAGCACAACAATCACAGATAATGTTAGCAGCTGGTTTTGGTCAAGACCAAATGGCAAGATTAGCAAAAGCAGCAAAAGGAGCCTCAACAGCTCTTGGTAGAGATTTTGAAGATTCCTTAAATAGATTAGTAAGAGGTGTCACAAAAGCTGAACCAGAACTACTTGACGAATTAGGTATCATACTTAGACTAGAACCTGCAACTAAAAAGTATGCTTTGCGTTTAAATAAAACTGCAAAAGACCTTACCACTTTTGAAAAATCACAAGCAGTACTCAATGAAGTACTAGAACAAGCAGAATCTAAATACGGCTCTGTTGCAGATGCCGTTCCCGTTAACCAATTCAATAAACTTATCGCAACTTTCCGAGATCTAAAAGATGAGGCAATGTTATTTATTACTCCTCTTGCAGAGGCACTTGGAGGATTCTTTTCTAATAATATCGGATCAGCTGTTGCTGCTTTAGCACTCTTTGTTACTGGTATAACACGATCAGTTATTCCAAGTCTTGAGGACATGAATACAAAAATTGAAAATAGTTTTATAGGAAGAATGGGATCAGGCGCAGGAGCAGCTTTTGGAGATGTTCGTCAGGCTGGAGCAGGTATCGTAGAAGGATTTAGACAAACAAAAACTGCAAGAGCAAATTTAAGAAAACAAGCTTCGGGATTGACAGGTGCAGCAGCACAAAAATCAACTTCTATACAAGCACTTCAACAAGGAAAAAATTTAAGTAGACAACAAGCTGCTGGATTAAAAACTGCACTTAAAAACGCAGAGGCACAGTATAAAAAACATGGAAAAATAGTTACAGGTATCTTTGTAGGAGAAGATATTAAAAGAGTAAAATCTTTCAAGAAAACTCTTAAAGTAATGCAAAGTGAAACTTCTCGTTTTAACAAATTATTTACTGGAAGTATGAAAATTATGACTTCTACTGCAAAAGGATTATTCTTTGGAATGGGAGCTGCATTTAAGGGAGTTATGGCTGGAATGGCAAAAGTAGCTAGAGGTGGAGCAGTGCTAATTAACAAGGCTCTATCCGCAATAGCTTTTATAGGTATTATAACTCTTATAATTCAGTCTATACAAAGTTTAAGAAGTAACACCGATAAATTTGTAGAGGGTTTTGCTAAATTTCTGCAAAAATTTGGAGACTTTTTTAATTTTATTGAAGATAAATTAAAAAATATTCCAGGGCTAAACCTTTTAGGTAAAGCTTTTGGTTTTCTTGGAGATAAAGTAGCGGCGGGCGGAAAGAAACTACAAGATTCTAAATTTTTAGAAAACTTAAAAACAGCAAATGATCAAAAAAGAGCAATCAAAGCATTAGCGGAAGATTTTAAAAGTTTAACTTCTAGTATCTCAGATACTACTCAAGAGATTCAAGATTTCTATGGAGCAATGCAACTGCAACAAGACAAAACAGGAAGAGGAGCAAGCTTTAGACAACAAGAAGCAATGATTGCAAGTTCTGGAGTAGGATCACAATTTAAAGACTTTTTAGATTTAAATGCAGTAGCTTTTGCGTCACCTCAAAATGAAGCTGTACAAATACAGGCAAAAGCAGCTAGAGAGGCTATGTTTGGGCCTAATGGCTTAATAACAATTCTTGCACAAACAGATGAAAAGTTTAAAGAAATATCTGATTCTGTTGGAAAAACAGGATATGAAGATATTTATCAAATGATTTTAGGAAGACAAAATGATGCAGGAGCAAACACCGCAGCTTTTAATACTCTAAATAGTACATTAGATGGCTTTGAGAGTAAATTTTCTTCTATATTTCAAAAATCTGAGCCTATGAAGGATATGATTAAACAAATTGACAATTTAAATCAAATTGTAATGCAAACAGCAAAGGATAAAGATAAAGAAGCTGTAGGAATTATTTATAAACGATTATTTGGCGATCCTGGGGAGATGGATGCACAAGCCCAACTTGATGCAATTAATGGAGTTATGGATCAAGTCAAAGAAATAGATAGACTTAATAGAGAAAGTGCTACAGGACTACTACAGACTCAAGCAGATTCTGCAAGAGTTGGAGGACGAAGTGATGCTGCTTCTCGTTTTGAACAACAAAGAATAAAAAATGCAGAATTTAGTGCTAATCTTGATAAACAACGAGCAGCAGTTCTTCAAGCTGAAATTGCATTTAATAATCAAGCAAGTACTTTAAATAAAGAAAATTTAGAAGATGAAAAGAAAAAATTAGAAATATTGGAACTTCAGTCTGCAGAATATGCTCGCTCAGTATCAGTAGTTGGCAGAATACAAGACACTTTCTCAAAAGGTATTGAAGATATGTTTGTTAAAATAGCAGAAGGTAGTATGAGTGCAAAAGACGCATTTAAATCTTTAGCAACTTTAGTACTACAAGAGATGGCAAAGATAGCCGCGATGAGAATGGCCGCTTCAGTAACTGGATTTATGGGATTTGCACAGGGAGGTATTATACCTGTTCGTGGTATGGCGTCTGGAGGATATACTTCTGTAGGTACAAAACGTTTTGGTACTGGTGGAATTGCTACTCAGCCTACAATAATGGTTGGAGAGGGCAGACATAATGAAGCAGTAGTTCCTTTACCGGATGGCAGATCAATACCTGTGGATATGAGTGGTAGTGGAGCAGGAACAAATAATGTAGTAATCAATGTAGATGCAAGTGGAAATGGTAGCACTACAGGAGACGGAGAACAAGGAAAACAACTTGGAGTTGCTATACAGGCAGCAGTTATGGAAACAATACAAAGAGAAAAACGCCCAGGTGGTGTACTTAGCGGGAACTAATTATGGCTTTTGGAATAATGCAAAATGATGGATCAAATATTACAGGATTTAGTGCACCTGTACAGCCTGATAAAGGATTACAAAGAACAAGTAAACCAAAAGTACATACTATTGCATTTGGAGACGGATACGAACAAAGACTTGCAGATGGAATTAATAATTTAGAACAAAGTATAAGTGTTTCATTTTCTACAAGACCAAAAGCAGAGATAGATGATCTAGTAGCATTTTTTGAGTCGCTCGGCGGAGTTAGTAAATTTAGATTTGACTTAGAGGATAGTAATGAAGGTTCCAGTACAGAAACAATTAAAGTTGTATGCGATACTTGGCAACAAAAATGGGCATATGAAAACTTTTACACTTTAACAGCAACATTTAGAAGAGTTTACGAGGCATGACGGAAAAAATTGCAATTAAAGAAGTTCAGGCTCTTGAAGAGGAGTCTGGACTAGTTACTCTGTATGAGATAGCTTTAGATGCTACAGGATCTTCACGCGCATATTTTACTAGAGGAGAAGATACAAGTCTAAGTAATATACAGATGTATGACTTTGATACAAATACACAAGTAAATACTTATGATGCAATTCCATTACAGGCAGAAGGATTTGAACATAAATCTACAGGAACATCAGCAAGACCAGTTATAACTTTTGCAAACATATTAAGTACTTTTGGCGATGCTCTTGGAAGTTTAACACCTGATGATCTTATCGGAAAGAAACTTTATAGAAGAAGAACACTTAAAAAATATCTAAAAGATGAAAGTGCCGATCCTGGCTCTGGTAATACTCCGATTGAATTCCCACGACAAGTTTACATAATTGATAGAATAGAACAAGAAAATGCACTTGAAATATCTTTTGAACTTACAACACCCTTTGATGTAGAAGGATTAGTACTACCGTATAGAGTTGTAGGAAACAATGCTTGTTCATGGGTATATCAAGGAGCATCACCAGATAAATTAAATGCAAATACAGATACAGGTGCATGTACTTGGTCAAGTGAATCCAAGTTAAAGTTAACAGGTGGCGGAAATGATGGATCATCTGATGTAACTCATACTGTATATGTAAACCAAGATGATGAATATATAATTCCATCTACAACTACTTTTACCACTTATAGCAGTGGTGCAATTACAAAAGATACTTACTACAAAACAACAACGACTCTTGCTTCAACAGGAGTACAAAGATTAAATGCCAAAGGCGCGATAGACACATCTGCTGATGGGGGAACAATAAATAATTATTGGCAAGGTACAGCTGCAAACAGCTCACCAGGAACACCTTCTGATACAAATGCACTTTTTGACAGAATAAGAGTACATACTACTTACAGCGCAAGTGCAAATTATTATGCGTATACAGAAGATAGATACAATGATTATGTAGTATATACATCAGGTGGGAAAACGCACTTATGGAAAGCAACCAGAACTCAAACTTCAGGCTCTAATACAGCTCCTGGATTTAATAGCTACTGGGAGCGTGGAGATAACTGTGGAAAAAGATTAACATCTTGTGCATGTAGATTTGGGTTTAGACCTATATCTGCTTCTTCAGCTTCTACAGGATCAACCTCAAAAAATAGTCAAATACCTTTACCTTTTGGAGGCTTTCCAGGTGCAAGAAAATTTAAGTAATTTATTGCCAGAAATATATGAGCATGTTGCTGAAGAAAGTCCACGAGAAGCATGTGGACTTGTTGTAGACAGAGGAAACGATTTAGAATATATTCCTCTTGAAAATAAAAGTTCTGAGAAAGAACACTTTGTAATTGACCCAAAGGAATGGGTCAGGTATTCAATCATTTCAAAAATAAAATTTGTTGTCCATAGTCACTACGGGTCAGATTGTAACCCAAGTGAGCATGACAAGAATGTGTGTAAAACTCTTGGTGTACCATATTTAATTGTATCGTACCCAGAGAAAGGAGAATTTATTTATGACCCAAGTTAAATTAATGGGAGAGTTAGGAGAAAAGTTTGGCTCTGAATGGGAGTGTGTTGACACTTCTATTCGTGATATATTGAAATGTATTGACTGTCAAACTGAAGGTCTCAAAGATTACTTATCAGAGTGTCATTTAAAAAATGTTCAGTTCTCAATTCAAACAGGAGAAAACTTAATAGAGGAGTATCCAGAGTTATATCTAAATGTTGCAAAAGAAGAAGTAATTATAACTCCAGTGCCTGCTGGTTCTGGAAAAGGATTAGGAAAACTAATTACAGGATTACTACTATTAGCTGCAATGTTTTTTATGCCAGGACTTGGAGCCTTTATGACAACTGGAGGTACGACTACAGCTAGTGGAGCTTTTGTTACAGGAGCTGTAGGAGCAGGTACAGGAGGAGTAGGAGCAACATTAATAACAGGAACTTCTATGCAGGCCGCTCTAGCTTCAGGAGCAAGTTTAAGTTTAGCAGGCTCAGCAGTAATGATGCTTGGAGCAAACTTAGCACTTATGGGTCTCGCAGAAATGTCAGCACCAGATCCAGATAAAACAACAAATGACCCGTCATATTTATTCAATGGAGCAGAGAATCACATAGAACAAGGACAACCTGTTCCTCTACTTTATGGAGAGTTAACAGTTGGTGGAGCACCAATTTATCAAGGATATGCACCAGGTGTTATTGGTACTTATTCAAAAGGAAACACTTACACCTCTCAAAATACTTGGTATGATGGTACTACAAATGATACAACAGATAATGCTTCACAAGGCACAACAACAAGTTACAAAGATAGCACAAATGGATCAATTGGAAATAATCCAAGCACCCCACTTTTTGGAGACACCTCAGACAATGCAAGTTATGGTGGAGCACAGTTTGAAGCAATGAAATCAAGAATAACTCCAGCAGAAGAAAAGCAAGCAATGACAGATGAATTTATAGATGCAGGAGAGTTAAGATAATGGCAGATAATTCTCGTAAATATTCTACAAGAGGTTTTGCACGTAAGGCTCAATATGACTTACAGAATCCTGATAAAGAACAAACCGCAGTTGTCTTTGACTTATTAGCCGAAGGGCCGATTGAAGGATTAGTGAATGGAGAGTCCTCTGTTTATTATAATGACGTACCTCTTTTTGACTCAGCAAATAGAAACATAATGAAACCAAGAAAGTTTACTGCTACAGCAACTGCAAGTAGTACTTCTTTGACTGCCTCTGAATTTGGAGTAATTCGTACTTTAAGTTATAATAATAGAGCAGGTCTTAATATTGGTGATCGCATGGTAATTATAGCAGGTGCAGGTACAAAAGGTACAGGCATAGCAAGTATAAGTGCAGGAAGTGCAATAGTAACAACTTCTAGTGGGTATTTTGCTAATGATGTAGTTGCAATGTTAAAACAACCAATGCCTGTATATATTCGTATTGTAGGAGCTGGTCCAGGAGGAGCAGACTTAGTTACTTCTATAAAGAAAAAGCTAAGTGATACAAAAGCTGAACTTACTACTCGTGCATATACAACTGTATCAAATGCAGATATAGTGCAAGATCATGTATCAAAAATAAACTCTATTTCAGGTAATGTTGCAACTTTAAAAGTAGCGCCTTCCACAACAGTAACAAATGCTATCTGTTTAGTAAGTGGGCCACAGTTAGGTAGAAATGACCAAATAGCAAACTTTTCACATGTAGCCTTTTCTATGACAAAAGGAACAATAGATCAACCAGCTCTACAAGTAAGAGGATTTACAGGTTCTTCTAGTACAGTCTATGATGCAAATATACAAATACGACAAGCAGACTTAGCAAATGTATCAGGACTTTCAGGACTTGGAACAAATTACAATGGAACAACAGGCGGAGTAAAAGCTGGAATAGACGAACCAGGTAACTCAGGACAAGGCTCTGCATCTGATACAGTATTGACAGCTGCAGTAATGGGTGTATCAAATCCAAGTGAAGTAGATGAAGTACATTTAACTTTTAGTTTTCCAGAAATGCATGCTTTTAAAAACTCAGGAGCAAAAGGACCAAGTTTTGTTGAGTTCCAAATGTTCTTTGAATTTACTCAAGATGGATCAAACTTTATAAGCGCATTAGCTTTTGGACCAAGTAATGCTGCAATTCTTTCTCGTGGCACTACTGCTCCTTGGGGTAATGGAGTTACTTATGGTGTAAGATCAGGAGTGCCTTCTTCAGGGTATGTAAAACCAAAAGAAGGACAATACTCAGAATTTATAGAAGAGTTTGTTATGAATGTTGAGCAATTTCAACCCTTTCAAAATTACAGAATTCGTATTCGTAGAATAACAGACGAAGATTTTAAAGATAATTCTTTCCAACATAAAAATGCAAGTTTCTTAAAAACAGTAGAAAATATTACAAAAGATAGATTACGATATCCTTACTCTGCTGTCGCAGCAAATGTATTTAATGCAAAAGACTTTAGTGGCGGCCTACCAAGTAGAGCCTACAAACTAAAGGGTAAACTTATACAAGTTCCTACAAACTATTTAACAAGAGATGAAAGTTCTGACGGCACAGCAAAATATACACGTTCAGTTACAGGATCATCACATGCAAACTATGCAGTAGTAGAAAATGCTGCTTATCAAAATTGGGACGGATCTTTTAGAGGAGATAAAACTGCTTGGAGTGAAGGACATCCAAATCGTGACTTAGTATACTCTAATAACCCTGCATGGGTATTTTATGATTTACTTACAAATAATCGTTATGGTATGGGTGACTTTGTAGATACATCTTTAATAGATAAGTACTCTCTTTTTGAAATAGCAAAATACTGTGACGATTTAGTTTCTGATGGAGAGGGTGGACTTGAACCAAGATTCACAGCAAATCTATACTTTGATAAAACAGCAGAGGCAACAAAAGTTTTAAGAGATATTGCAAGTATATTTAGAGGCATGGTACTTTGGATGGATGGTGAAATTGTTGCAATTGCAGATAGACCAAAAGAACCAGTTTATACATTTACAAAAGGTAACGTAGAGGGCGGTGTTTTTCAATACGAAGGAACAGGAGATCGTGTAAGAACAAACCAAGTTAAAGTAACTTGGAACGATCCAAATGATAACTATCGTCAAGCTACAGAATATGTAGAAGATCATCAAAATATATTAGAAACAAACAGATTAGTTAGAGAAGCCTCTGTTGCTATGGGGTGTACTTCAAGAGCACAAGCACATAGATATGGAAAATGGAAACTACTTTCTGCTCAGTTAGAAAAAGAAACAGTAACTTTCTCTACTGGAATAAATGCTGCAGGCATAAGACCTGGAGATATAATTGCAGTTCAAGATGCAGATAAAGATGGATTTCAATACTCTGGTCGTGTATCAAATACAGGAACTAGAAATACAACAACGATACCTTTAGATAGAACTTTAACTTTACCAGCATATAGCACTAGCTTTCGCCCACAGTTATTACTTATTTATCCTTCTGGTGGAGCATATTTAGTACAAGAACAAGCTACAATTAATTCAACAACATATTATCAAGGAGATTTACTACTAGAGAATGCAGACGGATCTGCACTTGATACACAAGAAGAGGCGGCAAATCTAAAAGATGATAATAATAATTCTGTTCAAACTTATTGGTCAGAGAATGTAAGAGTTGAGAAACAATCAGTGACAACCTCTGCAGGAGATGTAACTAGTCTTACAGTTGCAAGTGCTTTCTCGGCTACACCAGATGCAGAAGTTATATGGGCATTACAATTATTTAATACTGATGGAACATTAAGAACAGGCACAGCAAAAGAATATAAAGTAGTATCTGTAACTGAAGATAAAGAAGGAAATAAATTACAAATTGTCGGTTCAGAGTATGCTCGTGAAAAATTTGGTCAAGTAGATAGAGGTTACGATTTATACTCTGCACCTATTGAAACTGTACCAGATCGTGATGATATAATACCTGCACCTGCAAACATTGTTGCAAAAGTAGAATCTATGAGTCCTGAAAGTCCCGATTTAGGCGAAACAGTAGATGCAGATGTTAGTGGATCAAGAGTTGTTATATCATGGAGAAGACCTCTTAATTCTACAGGAGAGCCTTTCAAACACATACAAGGATTTGAACTTAAACACAGTTTTAACGGTGGACTTGAAACTATAAAATTAAATCCAAATGATAAGCAGTTTATATTTAATAATGTTAAATTAGGCGAATATGAAATACATATTAGAACACTATCTACAACAAGTACTTTCTCTGCATGGACAGTTAGAAGAGTAACAGTTTCTGCAAGAGAGCTACCCTCACAAACAGGATTTAGACTTTCAGAAATAAAACTTGGTGGTCAATTAAATCAGACTCTAAGTTTAGTCTCAGGCAGTACTTTAACCATTGCAGGTTCTGGAACATATGACTTTATAGGAGCAAATGGAATATCTTATAATTTTGTTGGTACAGGTACAGCAAACTTCCAACAAACCGTAGATAATATGTCAACTAATTCAGAGGCATTTTTAGTTTTTGATGCAGATGATACTTCAGATCATTTAAAACTTATTGAAGAAAAAGAAGATCAATTTGATAATGCACCTTACTGGGCAGAAGTTGGAGCATCAGGAGCTGGTTTCTCAGATGTAACGGGAGACGATGGAGCAACACAAACAAAAGGAAGTATTTCTCAATTTTCAAATGAAGTTACACTTAATACAGCTACTACATCTTTGAAGTCAGGAAACTTAGTAAGATTTGTAAATTCTACCACAGCATTTAAAGCACGAATACAGCATGTTGATAGTTCAACTCGTTTATTACTAGATGCAATTGCACCTACCTCTTTTACAACAAGTGATGGCTTTAAACAACAAAGTTTTAAACCAGATATTTTAAATGATAGTATTATTGCAAAAGTTACACTAGGAGGTGCTGGTAATGTACCTGAGCTCGCTCAGATATTTGCAGTAACATCAGGAGCAGCTGGAGGAACAGGAACAGACGGTAAACAAAGAGTTGTATCTTATGTTTATTTCCAAACAAGTTCAGCAAATGCACCTTCTACTCCTTCTGCAACAAGTTATAATATTTCAAATAATAGTTTTAGTGGACTTACAAGTGGATGGTCAACAACTCCACCAACCTTTGCAGCAGGAAATGATAATAAATATTGGTATTCATACTTTACAGCAGTAGAGAACACCGCAGGTGGTGGAACATCTTCAGGAAGTAATTTAACGTTTCAAGCATCGCAACAGGGTATAGGATTTAGTGGACTTGTAACTTTTACATCTGGCAATGTAAATATTTCAGATGGAACTACACAATATAACCCAGCAGCTGTAATTCAAGCTGGAACTACAACAATTGACGGAGACAAAATAACAACAGGCACTATAACTGCAGATCAGATTGCAGCAGGTGCAATATCACTCACAGGTAATAGAATAACAGGAACTTTACCAGCATCAAGTGGAGGTACAGGACTAACAAGTATTACAACTTTAACAAACAGTCAAATTAGTATTTCATCAAGTGGTGTATTGAGTGGAGCAGGTGGCGGACAAGTTACCGCAAGTGGATTAGGTGCAAATACTGACAGCACAGCATCAATACGAGCAGGAACAAGTCTAAGTAATATAAGTGGAACAACTTTAAGTGCGGGTAAAATTAAACTTACTTCTTCTACTCTTTCTTTAGATACAAGTTCCTCAATATCAAGTAGTTCAATACTACTAGAAGCAAACTCATCAAACGGAGCAAGAATTATAATAGCGGATTAATTATGGCAAATAGAGTATTATTAGGAAATAGAGCAACTGGCGGATATGGAATGTATGTTTCAAAAGCTGGTAATAATGTTTTAACATGTAATAGAAAAGAATTACTTTTTGACTCTTCTCAAAAGAGAGCAGGAGAAGTATATGCCGGTGGAACTCAAAGTTCTATTGGTAATTCAGGTATAAACTTTTTAACAACAGGAAGTAAGTCAAACTTAGGATATATTCCTCTTGTGGTTTATACAGAAGATAAAAGAGGAGAGTTTAATGATAGTCAAGGCTTAGATCAATTATACATATCTCGTAGAGATTTTATAAAAACAACATCTAGTACAATCACACCAAAAACACTTGGAGAACAAGTGGATCCTGTACAACAGGAACTAGGAGGATTTCCTCAACCAGGCAATAGTATATTTAATAGAAGAACTGCAGATGCTTGTACAAATTTTAAATTTTTAGTTCTAAAGATTCCATGTGCATATGGATATATGAACTCAACTTATTTCGGATAATTATGGCAAATAGAGTATTAGCAGGAAATAGATCAGCAGGTGGAATGGGACTTTATGTTTCACGACCAACAGAAAATGTATTAACCTGTACAGGTGATGAACTTATGTTCTCCACAAATCATGGAGAAACAGGAAGTAATTTTGTAACTGCAGGACACTTTCAAGTAGTTCCTGTATCAGGCGGAACAGGGGGAACAGCTCCAGTTGCTACAAGTACAACTACAATATCAAGCGGTGCTACAGCAACAGTCACTTATCAAAACTTTGCAAGTACAAAACTTTTAAATTGGGGTATCTCTACTGCTTTTAGTTTCACTTCAGGAAACGGGGGTACTTATGATTATTCTAGTATTGGAAGTACTTCTGCAACTTTAACAAACAATGCAAACGCAAGTAGAACTGTAACTAACTTAACTTACAATCTACTTAATTCTTCGGCACTATTCTAATGGCAAATCGTATATTAATCGGAAACAGAGCAACTGGTGGACAAGGACTTTATGTAAGTCAAGACGGGGATAATGTATTAACTACTACAAACGCTATGCAGTTTGACTCTCGCATGGCAGCTTCTGCAATCGTTCATAGCTTTGCACAAGGCACAGTTAGTGGAAATTCTGTTGCAGATATAACACATAATCTTGGTTATACTCCCGCTTTTGCTGTGAGATGGAACTACGTTACAGAACTTTCAGGTGGAGTAGCAACTCAAGTTTATAGTCCATGTATTACAGACTCTGTTACAGAAGAAGGTTTTGGAGAAGGATTTGACGGCGGAATACAATGGGGACTATCAGCAGGTCATTCAAGCGTAAATAATATTAGAATAACAAATTTTCACGAAACGACAGGAGACTTTGGAACTCATTATGCAGCAGTATATTACGCTATAGTTATTTTTCATCAAGAAGACTTTACAGGAGGACAAGGATTATGAGCACTGCTACTTACAATATATTTTATGATTCAGACAAAGAAATAATTTGGGCAAGCACTGCGCCTGTAAATGACGCTATCATATCTGCAGAAAGTGCAAAAGGATATACTCATGTAGCATTAGATTGCACAGATATACCAATTCCAGATCAGTTCTATGTAAATTCAGATGCAACCGCAGTATCCACAAAAACAGTTTTTAATCCTTCATTTAGTAGTGCAACTGCAAGTGTAGATGATACTATTACAGTCACAGGAGTTCCCTCTGGAACAGAAGTATTTATAGATGGAGTATCTGCAGGAACAATGTCAGATACAAGTTTAACACTAACAGCACAACAAGGTGGTACTTTTACTTTAGGATTAAAGAAAGCAAAGTATCAAGATTACTCAACAAAGTATACAGTAAATAGGTATTCAATATGAATGTAAATTTAGTAAAAGCTGGAGCAACAACAGCTACAAAAAGAGAAGCTTACTATGAAATACTTGCCGAACAATTAGACAAACTGTATCATGATATTGATGATGGAAAGTTTGGAGATGCGGCAAAAACAGGACAATTTTATTTAGGAAGAAAAGCAGTAAAGGATAAGTATCCTGGTTCTTAGGGTTATACGAACCCCAATTTGAAAATAATACTTGACATCAGGTGTTAATTTTTGATATAATTAAGCAATGGAGGTATAAAAGAAACAAGCATGAGTGCAGGAACTTACAACATAAACATAGATCAGGGCAGTGATTTTTCGTTACAACTTACTGTTCAAGAAGACGGCTCCGCAAAAGACCTTACAGGTTTTAGTGCGCGTGCACAGATGCGCCCGACAGTAGATTCTAGTACTCTTACAGCTACATTTACATGCACCATTACAAATGCTAGTAGCGGTATTCTCACAATGGCACTAGCAAATACTGTTACAGATGATATTGATGTCGGTCAATATGCATACGACTTAGAACTTTTTACAGGTTCAACTTCCCAAAGACTTATACAAGGAACTGCCACAGTTGTTGGCGAAGTTACAAGATAATGTCTTTTGAAGGTCGCCTCGCTAGAACAGATGTTGTTATTAGCGCAGATATAACAAATATTACTGAAGTAGTACAAAATGCACAAATTACAGCAAATACAGTAAGTACATCTACAACAGTCGCTTGTGACCAATACTTTAGAGCATTTACAGCGAACAATGTTATTAATGATGCACATAATACCTTAACAGTACAAAATGTACAAGCAGCAATAGAACAATTAGAATCTCAATTCTCAAGAGGAGCAACAGATCCTACAACAGGCACTGAAGACTATCTTGATAATGGAGATTTATTTTATAATACAAACACAAATCAATTAAAAGTTTATAGAAATGGAGTATGGGAAATTTTGCTACAGGCAGAAGGTGACATGGACACATTAGATGGGAGTACATTTTAATGGCAACAACAATTACAGTAGTTGAAGATGTAACAAATGTTACAGTTGAATCTAGTGTTGCTACTGCTCTTACTATTGAAGAAGATGTTACTACAGTAAGTGTAAGTGCAATCTCTCCATCAGCCGCATCTTCATCCGCAGCAACTTTGAGTTTTACCCCTCATAATGTTATAACTGCAACAAATGTACAAGATGCTTTAGAACAACTAGCAGATCAATACTTTCGTGGTAATGATGTGCCAAACCCTACAACAACGAATTTAGAAGAAGGCGATTTCTTTTATGATTTAAATGATAATCAATTAAAAGTTTATCGCGAGACATCTACAAATAACTTTGAATTTGTAGTCTTAGCACAAGCTACAGGCGACATGGAAGTGGTAGATGCAGGGAGTTTTTAACTCCGATAGAGAAATAATATGGCAACAACAATTAAAATTAAAAGAGGTACCGGTACTTCCGCTCCAGGCAGTCTTAGTGCAGGTGAATTAGCCTATACTGGGGGTGCTGGAACCAGTGGAAATAGCGGCTCTAGATTATTTATAGGTAATCCTGCCGATTCAAGTGTACTAGTAATTGGAGGTAAGTATTTTGCCGACATGCTAGACCATACACCTGGTACTTTAACAGCAAGTTCAGCAGTAATTGTAGACAGTAATAGTAAAATAGATAAATTACTTGTTGACAATATAAGAATTGGTAATACAGACAATCAGATAGATACTAGCTCTGGTGCATTGACTCTTGCCCCTACTGGTAATTTAATAATTACTCACGGTGGTACAATTGATCTAAGCGCACAAGCTAACTCAGTAACTTTACTTGATAATTCTGCAACAGCACTTGATATTAAAGAAGGCTCAACTTCATACTTAAAATTAGTAACTACTAACTCGGGGGAGAAAGTAGTTATCGGTCAAGATGCTACTTTTGCAGATGATGTATCTTTAATTTCAGATGCAGCAGTCCTTAACTTTGGAGCAGATAATGATGTAAATCTAACTCATGTTGCCGATACTGGTTTACTTCTTAACTCTTCAAGTGTTATACAATTCCGTGACTCCGCACTTAATATTGGTTCAAGTGCAGACGGACAACTAGATATTGCTGCAGATACTTTACTAGAAATTACTGCTCCAACAGTACAATTAGATACTGATGGTCAAGTGCTATCATTTGGTGCTGATGGCGATGTAACCTTAACACACGTTGCTGATACTGCCTTGATGCTCAATACTACAATGGCATTGCGTTTCAGAGATTCTGCATTAAGTATAAATTCAAGTGCAAATGGTCAATTAGATATTGATGCTGACGGCGAACTAGAGATAACAGCGCCGATTGTAGATATAAATGCCTCTACTTCAGTAAACATCAGTAATGATTTAAAACTTGATAGCGACTCAGCAGTTCTTGGATTTGGTAATGATAATGATGTTACACTAACACACGTTGCTGATACAGCTCTTTTATTAAATGATGCGATAGCATTACAATTTAGAGATTCAGCACTTGCAATTAATTCTTCAGCAGACGGACAACTAGATATTATTGCTGATACTCAATTAGAGATTACAACACCAACAGTTGAACTTAACACAGACGGTCAAATACTTGCTTTTGGAGCAGACGGAGATGTAACACTTACTCACGTAGCTGATACAGCACTTAGACTAAATAGTTCAAGTGCCTTACAATTCAGAGATTCAGCACTTAGTGTTTCTTCACCAAGTGATGGCGTATTAGCAATCGCTGCTGATACTGAAGTTGATATTACTACTACAACTCTTGATGTAAATGGTAATGCTGATATTAGTGGATCACTTAATGTTGGTTCAACCACAATGTCAACTGCAAAAGTATCTGATCTAACAAACAATAGAGTAGTAATCGCAGGAACTTCTGGAGAACTAGAAGATGATGCCAACTTTACTTTTGACGGTACAAATCTTGCAGTTACAGGCGGTGTAGATGTTACTGGCGATCTTGATGTTGATAATATAAATGTTAATGGAAATACAGTTTCTTCTACAGATACAAATGGCGATATTACACTTTCTCCAAATGGAACTGGAACAGTTAAAGTTCCTTCTGGGTATGATGATAGAAGTGGACAAAATGCTCTCACTCTTGTAACAAAAGGGTATGTAGATTCAGTCAAACAAGCACTAGATATTAAAGATTCAGTGCATGTTGCTTCAACAGCAAACGTTTCTTTAACAGCAGGTTCTTCAGGACTAGAGGCTGGCGACACAATTGATGGCGTTACTCTTGTAGCTGGAGATAGAGTACTTCTCAAAAATCAGACAACAGGATCAGAAAATGGTATATATGTAGCAGTTGCTTCAGGTGGAACACCTGCAAGGTCTGATGATGCAAATGCAAGTGTAGATGTTACTTCAGGAATGTTTGTATTTGTTGAAGAAGGAACAACAAACGGTGACCAAGGATTTGTACTTACAACAAACGATGTAATTACTCTTGGTACTACTGCTCTAACCTTTACACAATTCTCAGGTGCTGGTCAAATAACAGCAGGGAATGGTTTAACAAAATCTGGAAATACAATTAATGTAGTTCCTGATGATGTAACATTATCTGTATCAGCAGATGAAATTAAATTAAAAGGTGATGTTACAACAACAGCACTTGGCGACTTACTTGTAGGTAAAGCCTCAGATGGCGGTTACAAGCGTTTAGCAGTCTCATCAGGTGGTGCAAATCAATTATTACAAATTAACTCGTCTGGCACAGACTTAGAATTTACAAATACACTAGACGGCGGTACATTTTAATTAACTCTATATAGAGTGAAGAACGGAATCCATACATATGGCACAAACAATTAAGTTAAAGCGGTCAAATACCGCTGGAAACTTACCGACTACCTCAGACTTAGCTCTGGGTGAAGTTGCGATTAATACAAAAGACGGTAAGCTTTTCCTAAGAAAACATGTAGACGGAAATAATAGTGGAGACGCTATAACTACCTATGCGCCACAAGGAATAAATGCATATGGTACACAAACATTTGAAGTCAAAGTTATAACTAAAACTGCTGCTCACCCACAACATGGTAGTGGTAGTTCTAATGGTTATTCTATTGATGGTCTTGAGTCTCCTTTTCTACTTCTTATTCCAGGAAATACTTATAAGTTTGATCAAGCAGACTCCTCAAATTCAGGACATCCACTTCGTTTCTATTTAGAGGAAGACAAAACAACTTCATACACAACAGGAGTTACAACCAATGGAACAGCAGGTTCTTCTGGTGCGTACACTCAGATTGCTGTTACTACAAGTACTCCCCAAGTTTTATACTATCAATGTTCAAATCATGCTCTTATGGGATCAGGTGCATATGCTACTTCCGATGCAATAGCAGCAGGAAAAGTTGGCACTACTCAGTTAGCCGCAGATGCAGTCACTAATGCAAAAATTGCAGATGACTCTATAGATTCAGAACATTATGTAGATGGCAGTATTGATACAGCACACCTTGCAGATGACGCTGTAACAAGTGCAAAGATAGCAGCAAATACTATTGCAACAGGAAATGTTGCAGATAATGCAATTGACGGAACAAAGATAGCGTCAAATAGTATTCTTACTAGACATATAGATGATAATCAAATTGGTATAGACCAACTAAATGTATCTGATGGTAGTAGTGGTCAAGCTCTTACAACAGACGGTAGTGGAACACTTAGTTTTTCAACTGTAGCTTCTAGCTTAGCAGGTGCATCTGATACAGATATTGATGCAAATGGACTAGCTTCAGGACAGATACTTGTTTATGATGGATCAAATAGTTTTGACAATGTATCAGTTAGTGGCGATGCAACTTTAGCAGCAAATGGTGCTTTAACAATCGCAACAAATGCAATTGAAAGTACAATGATTGCACAAAACTCTATTCTAACAAAGCATATAGACGATAATCAAATAGGAATAGATCAACTTAATGTTACAGATGGAAGTAGTGGACAAGTATTAACAACAGATGGTGCAGGCTCACTTTCTTTTAGTACAGTAAGTGGTGGCGGAGGTTCACAAAATGTATTTTCTACTATTGCAGTATCAGGACAAAGTAATGTAGTTGCGGATAGTACAACAGATACTTTAACACTTGCAGCTGGAACAGGAATTACACTTACTACTAATGCTAGTACTGATACTATTACAATTACAGGAACAACAGGACTATCTGCAAATTCAGTTACAGCAACACACATAGCAACTGGAGCAGTTGGAGCAAGTGAACTTGCAGCTACAGCAGTAACAGCGGGTTCTTATACAAATGCAGACATAACAGTAGATGCGGACGGTCGTATAACATCAGCTTCAAATGGTACAGTTACTGTATCTGATGGAGCAATAACAACAGCAAAATTAGCAGATGATGCAGTTACAGCAGCAAAATTAGCAGATACAGCAGTAACAGCTGGAACATATGGTTCAAGCACTGCTTCTCCACAGATTACAGTAGATGCACAAGGAAGAATAACAAGTGTATCAAACCAAACAATTTCAGGCGGTGGAGGATCAGGTGGAATCGGATTAAATATTAGCGTAGATGTACACGAAGCTACAGGAGATGGTTCAACAACTGCTTTTGATACTGGAACAACAATTTCCAGCGAAGATTTTACGACAGTATTTGTAGATGGTGTATATCAAGAAAAAGGAACATATTCAACATCAGGATCAACTGTAACATTTAGTTCTGCACCTCCAAGTGGTGTAAGTGTAGAAATAAATAATCTAGCAAACATAACTACAGGTGGAGCATTATCACATAGCTCATTTAATGGAGATGGAAGTACAACAGCATTTACTCTACCAAAAGCCCCAGACTCAGAAACAGATTTAATAGTATTTGTAGATGGTGTATATCAAAATAATGATTCTTTTAATGTAAGTAGTACTACTCTTACTTTTGATACTGCACCAGCAAACGGAACAAAAGTTATTGCATATACAATTGGTGGAGTCGTAACAGGAAAAACACATTTAGTTGATACTTTTAATGGAGACGGAAGTACAACAGGATTTACACTAAGTTTAGACCCTGTTAGTGAAAATAATACACAAGTATATGTTGGTGGTGTTTATCAACCAAAAGGAACATACAGTGTAAGTGGTACAACACTTACTTTCTCAGAAGCACCTCCAAGTGCAACTGGAAATATAGAAGTTAATATAGGACAAGTTACAACTACAACAGATGTAGGTGCAAACGCAGTAAACTCAGCCGCTATAGCAGCAAATGCAGTTGGCTCTGCAGAGATCGCTGCAAACTCAGTAGATTCAAGTGAAATAGCAACTGGTTCTATTGATACAATACATATTGGTGACGACCAAGTAACAAATGCAAAACTTGCCGTAAACTCAGTATCTGCAGTAGAGCTTGCAGGTAACTCAGTAACAAGCACACAGATAGCAGCAAACCAAGTTGCAGCAAGTGAAATTGCTACAGGTTCTGTCGGAACAATACATATAGCAAATAATGCGGTACTAACACAACATATAGATGACAATCAAATAACAGCAGATCAACTAGCAGATGATGCCGTAGGAGCAGACCAACTAGCTGCAAACTCAGTAGTTTCTGCAAGTATTGTAAATGGAAGTATTGTATCGGCAGATATAGCTGCAAATACTATTGCTACTAGCAACATAGCAGATAACGCCATAGACGGCACTAAAATTGCTTCAAATAGTATTCTTACTAGACATATTGACGATAATCAAATTACAGGTGATCAATTAGCAGACGATTTAGTACTTAGTGGTACTGGGGCAATCAGACTACCAGATGGAACAACTGGTCAAAGACCTGGTTCTCCCGCTGCAGGTATGTTCCGATATAATACTACTGACGGTAAATTTGAAGGATATACAACTGAGTGGGGAGAAATTGGTGGCGGTAGCGGTGCTTCCGCAATGGAAACAAATAATTTTACAGGCGATGGCTCAACAACAGCATTTACAGTCTCCTCTTCTGTATCAGATGAAGATAACTTAATAGTCTTTATTGAAGGTGTATATCAAAATAAAGCAGATTATGTAGCAAGTGGCACAACAATAACATTTGATGTTGCACCCGCAAACGGTAGAAAAATTGTAGTACAGCATATAAGAGCAAGCATAGCAGGAAGTAATTGTATTGCAAATAGTTTTACTGGAGATGGTAGTACAACAGCATTTACACTTACACAAAATCCTGCATCTGAGAACAATACACAAGTATTTTTAGACGGTGTTTATCAGTTAAAGAACTCCTACGCAGTAAGCGGAACAACACTTACTTTTGATGCTGCACCACCTAACAGTACAGCAATTGAAGTAATGATGTTTACTTCAACAGATTTAAATACTTTACCTGCATCATTTGTTTCAGGACTGACAGAAGTTACAGCAACAGGCTCAGATCATTTAATGATTTTTGATGCAACTGATAGTTCATTAAAGAAAGCTTTGGCTTCAGACTTAGTTGAAACTGTAGGCTCAACACCTACATTTACTACTGCTACTGTTACAGGCGATTTAACAGTTGATACCTCAACACTAAAAGTAGATTCAACAAATAATAGAGTTGGTATAGGAACTACAAGTCCCTCATACAAACTTGATGTAAGTGGCACTGTTAGAGTAAACACTAATGACTCAATAAGACTCTCAAGCATGAACGCACTTGGTCAGTCAGTTTCAGGTGCAATGTTCATTTTAGGTCATAATGCTCATGTTGATGGTTCAGCATCTAATGTAGTAAAAGCAATCAACAGTAGTTGGTATCCGTCTTTTATAAAGATGTACTACAATCATGGCATAACCTTCCACACAAACACCACAACACAAGCAACAGCAGGTGATACTTTATTAAGTGGTCTTGGTGCAAACAACCTAGAGAAATTAAGAATTGACAACTATGCCCTTCATAGTGGTGGAATGTTAAGAATGAGTGGTTGGTATAACGATAATCAAGGTTATAACATTGGTCAAGCAATGGAGATTGGTAAAACAGGCTCATACTCTTACTGTTTATCTTTTGACAGAACAGCAAGTCAATACAAAGGATTTATACTTAGTGGAGACACAATCAGAATACAAACAGCAGGAAACCAAAGGCTAATTTTTGATGATACTGCAACTTATCCATATTCAGATAACGTATATGATCTTGGAACAGGTGCATTTAGATTTGATGACATATATGCTACAAATACATCAATCCAAACATCAGATAGAAACGAAAAAAATACTATTACTGATACAGACTTAGGTTTAGATTTTATTAGCAGATTATCTCCTAAATCATATAAATTTAATACAGGAACAAGAACACACTATGGTCTTATTGCTCAAGATGTGGAAGAGGTACTTGAAGATATTAGCAAACCAACAGCAGATTTTGCAGGATTCATTAAAAATCAAAAATACAGAACGGTAGGTGAAGAAGTAACAAACGATGATGGAACAATTGTAAGTGAACCAACTCAAGAAGCAGTAGAGGGCGAACACACTTATGGTCTAAGATATTCAGAATTTATCTCACCAATGATAAAAGCAATACAAGAACTTAAAGCTGATAATGATGCTTTAAAAGCAAGAATAGAAACATTGGAGAACGCATAAGATGGCAAACACTAAAATACCAAGCGAGTTATCAAGCACCCCTAGTATTTCAGATGGTGGTAATGCCACAGCGATTACTATTGACTCATCAGAGTTGATAGGTGTCAATACCTCAAGTCCACAAAAAAGGCTACATATTCTTGGACAGGATGGCTCTACAGGTTTAACTGAAGGCAATTCAAGGACACAGCTATTTTTAGAAAACAATCAAGGTTGTTATATAAACATAGCTTCAGCAAACAATAATAAAGGTGGTATATTCTTCTCAGATGCAGATGCTAATAATCAAGGTGCAGTCCGATATAACCATCTTGATGATACCTTAACTTTTGATACTGCAAATTCAGAACGCATAAGGATTAATAGTTCAGGACACGTAGGTATTGGAACTACTTCGCCAACAACTGCTAAGGTAGTTATTGCACACGATAATTCTACTATTGCATTACACACAACAGGTGCATATAACTACCAAGCTAAGTTTGAATCTACTGATGCAGAAGCAGGAATAGTTTTAGCAGATGTTAACAGTACAGGTAATTATAATAGAATTGGTGTAGTAACAAATGATATGACGTTCATTACTAATAATTCAGAACGCATGAGGATTGATTCTAGTGGAAATATAACTAAACCAGGCCATCCTGTATTTGATGTTTCAACTACAGCTACAGGCTTATCAGGCGTCATTACATACAATACTGTTTATACAAATGTAGGCAGCCATTACAGCACATCAAATGGTAGATTTACTGCACCTATTGCAGGAACTTATATGTTTACAACTCAGTATATAAAAAATGGAACTTCTGGTGTTTGTAGAAGAAATTTCAAATTAAATGGCGGTAGTACTGGAATGATGGGTGGACGACAACTTAGAATGGACTCAGGTGGTAACTATGGCGATAATGGGACGATGATTATTATTGTAACGCTTGCAGCTAATGATTATGTACAGGTTAACCAATATGCAGGTCAGTCTCATGGTGGCACAGCATACGAGCAATTTTCAGGATTTTTAATAGGATAGGAGAAAAATATGGATTATACAATAACAGTAACAGATACAGAAAAGAAAGCATTAGAATATATTGCTAATGATGTAGATGAATGGATTACTAATGCCGCTCAGAATAGAGCAAGAATAGCTAAAGAAGAAATTATTACTTTGCTTGTAGCACATTGTAATGCAAATGATATTGCATTGGAAGTAGGAGAAGATGCACAAGTAACTCAAGCATATTCACTCGGAGTAGTGAAAAAACTTAGTGAAGTAAAGGAAGAATCAGGGGTCTAAATGGCAAACACTAAGATTACATCAAGAGTTTTAGCAGATGATGCAGTAAATATAAGTAATATAAATACAATTGATGCTACTGGCGGTGGAAGTAGCCCTAGTGCTGACGGACAAGCATTAGTTGCTAAAAATACTGTAGGAACACCTGATTATTACCTAGATTGGGCTACTGTTTCAGGTAGTGTAGCAGGTATTTCAACAAGTGCTAATGCGACTGCAATAACCATTGATAGCTCAGAACGTGTAGCAATTGGTAGTAGTACAGCAAACAAAATATTCAATATTGCAGACCCAAATCAAGGTGGTGAAACTTTAAAACTACACTTTGAAGCGGAAAGCAGTTCTGATAAATTCGCTATATATTCATATGACAGAACTAATAGTCATTATGCAAATATGTCATTAGGTCAAAATGCAATTTGGATTAATGGTGCTGATGCTAATATTGGCATTGGAACTACAAGTCCTAGCAAACAGCTTGAAATCAGAAACAATACTGCTACAACAGGTCAAGGTGGAGCAGAACTAAGACTAACTAGAGGTGATTCTAGTGGTGCTTCAGGTGATCCGATAGGCACTATTGAATTCTATAATACAGATTTAGATGGCGCACACGTTAGCTCTTTTGTAAAAGGCATTGCGCAAGAACAATATTCAAGACAAGGTGCTTTAACTTTTGGTACTGCTGGTACAAACTCCACAGATGCTACTGAAAAAATTAGAATTTTACCTTCAGGTGGTCTTACCTTCAACGGAGATACAGCAACAGCCAACGCACTTGACGATTACGAAGAAGGTACTTGGACACCTATCTATTCATCTAATATTAGTATGGGGACTGTATCAGGAATTACAGGTGCTTCAGGAGATTATGTAAAAATAGGTCAAATGGTGCATTTGCGTGGACAATTTACTTTGAATGGTAGTTCAGGGACAAGAATAGATCCCGGTGATTGTGTAAGAATTACAGGGCTGCCCTATAAAATTAATGATAGAAAAGCAAGTGGTACAGTTTACACAACTAGGGCTTTTACAAATACGGGTGGCTTTACAGGAGCAGCTTATTGGTATGCTTCAAGTTATGCTGTAATCCAATTTTTAGGTCAAGGAAGCACAGTTTGGTCAGGCGATCAGAATCAAACTGTATATTTCAGCATGAATTTTAGAGATATTAATAATTAAGGAGAAAAGAAATGACATTAACAAAAGAAGTCGTTGAAGATAAAATTGAAATAGTAGGAGATCACAAAGCAATTCAAGTAAGAACTGCCACAGTCATTAAAGAAGATGGAGTTGAGTTAAACAGAACTTTCCATAGGCATGCACTTAATTGTTGTGAAAGGCATCCTGATACAGGGGTTTGGTCAGATACCGATGTTTCAGGTGAATCTGAAGAGGTGCAAGGCATAGCTTCAACAGTTTGGACAGATGCAGTCAAAACAGCTTTTAAAGAGCATATTGATGCAACTTATCCTCATGTTGAATCTGAAGAAGAATAGAGGAGTTAGAAGGATAATATGGCACTAACTAAAATTACAACAAGTGTTATCGCAGCAAATACACTGTCAACTGCAAATATTGCAGATAACTCTATTGATGCAACAAAAATAGCATCAAATAGTATTCTTACTAGACATATAGATGATGACCAAATTACAGGAGATCAGTTAGCAGATAGTGTTTCTATTGTAACTGATTTAAGTGTTGGAAATGATTTAGCAGTTACAGGAAATACAACAATTACTGGTAATCTTACAGTAAATGGATCAACAGTTACAAACTCTGCTTCAAATACAACAATTGAAGATGCACTTATAGAACTTGGAACAGGAACTTCAGGTTCTCCTTCAACAGATGCAGGTATAGTTATTGAAAGAGGATCTTCTGATAATGTATTTATCGGTTGGGATGAAAGTGCAGATAAAGTTACTGTAGGAACAGGAAGTTTTACAGGAGCATCAAGTGGTAATCTAACAATTACTCCAGCTGCTTTTGTATCGGGTGCACTTACTGCATCTGGACTTGCTTATCCAACAAGCGATGGTAGTGCA